ACAATAATTATTTTTCTTTAGAAATTATAAATTGAAACAAGCCACAATCATAATCCGTGATGAAGTCAATATCAAGATCGAAGGTCTCGAATTGGATGCACGTCGAAGTCTAGTCAATGCCTTCAAGTATGATGTTCCGGGTGCCCGTTACTTGCCGGCGGTAAGACTGGGTCGTTGGGATGGCAAGGTCAGCTATTTCCAACTAGGCGGCAGCACTTATGTAAACTTACTGCCAGAGATCATTCCTATACTTGAAAAGTTTAACTATGACATTGATCTTGATGATCAGCGTGACTATTCTACCACGTTTGACTTTGAAAAGGTAACTGAACAAACATTCAGTCATATTGCCTGGGGCCCAGGTCATCCACTGGAAGGCCAACCAATGGAGTTGCGTGACTATCAAGTTGACATCATCAACAACTTCCTTGAGAATCCACAGTGCATACAGGAAATCGCCACAGGCGCAGGCAAGACAGTTATCACGGCCGCATTGAGTAATGCCGTGGCACCTTATGGTAGGACCATTGTCATTGTTCCTAATAAGAGCTTGGTAACGCAAACTGAAAAAGACTACATCAACATGCAACAAGACGTAGGTGTTTATTTTGGCGATCGTAAGGAATGGGGTCGTCAACATACCATATGCACCTGGCAGAGCCTGAATGTGTTGCTGAAGAATACCAAAAATGGTGTAGGCAATTGTACCATTGGCGAGTTCTTGGAAGATGTGGTATGCGTTATTGTTGACGAAGTTCACATGGCCAAGGCCGATGCATTGAAAAGTTTACTCACAGGTGTGATGAGTCGTGTTCCTTTGCGCTGGGGACTAACAGGAACCATACCCAAAGAACCCTATGAGTTCCAAGCCTTGAAGTGTAGTCTAGGTCCGGTAATAGGTCGACTCAGTGCCAGTGAACTGCAAAGCCAGGGAGTGCTGGCACAGTGCCATGTGAACATTGTGCAGTTGGTCGATCATGCCGAGTTCTCTAACTATCAAAGTGAACTAAAGTTCTTGCTAGAAGAACCTGATAGATTAGATACCGTTGCGGATCTTATCAAACAGGTCAATTTAACAGGAAATACTCTGGTTTTGGTTGATCGTATTGCCGCAGGACAAGGTATCATAGAACGCCTGGGCGACAATGCAGTCATGGTCAGCGGATCAACCAAGGCCAAGGATCGACAAGATGAATATGACGAAGTGGCTGTGGCCGATGGCAAGATCATTGTGGCCACTTATGGTGTGGCTGCTGTGGGTATCAACATACCCAGGATTTTTAATCTGGTGCTGATTGAACCTGGCAAGAGTTTTGTGCGTGTAATCCAAAGCATAGGTCGTGGTATCAGAAAGGCCGAAGACAAAGACCATGTGCAGATCTGGGATGTGACTAGCACCTGTAAATTTGCCAAACGGCACCTGACCAAACGCAAGACCTTTTATCGCGAAGCCAACTATCCATTCACACAGGAGAAATTAGAATGGAAATAAAAAAAACAAGAATAGTTATCTGCGGAGATAGTTTTTGCTCATCACACAACTATGAGAGAGATCATTTCAGCCAAATATTAGAAGATAGTTACGGCTATGATGTGATTAATTTGGCTCGAGGCGGCACAGGCACCATTGGTATCTGCTATCAGATACAACAGGCTGTATTTCTAAATTGCGATGTGGTCATCTATTCACGAACTAACCCAGGTAGACTCGAAGTGCCGCTGACGGACAAAAAATTTGATCCTAAGCTAGGTTTAAGAAATTTTTTGTATCATTATCCAGATGAAACCTCGTATGGTAGTCCTTATGTAGGTGGTCCAGATGCTCCGTTCCTTTCTCAGATCTTTAACATGCTCATTCCTCAAACTGATCCCAAAGAAAAAGAAATAGCCGACAGGTATGTCAAACTTTCCGACGAGCTCAAACAAGCTGTTCAAGTGTACATCACGCATATTTGGGATCCAGAACTCAAAAGAGAAACAGACAGATGGGCCTACGAATATTGGGAATACCGCTGTAGAGAAAGGCAAATCAAAATAATTTGCTTCAATGACCATGCTCAGGAGGCCTATGACTTCGCCAAGAGCACCAATGGCCAATATCCCAAAGTTTATCATACTGATCTTGCCACTCAGCTTAAAGTAGCAGATAAGTTGCACAGAGCTATAATAGCATATTGACCTTTGACTTTAAACACGCTATAATGTATATATGAGAATATTAACACTAGACAATGAGCCATTCGAACTTGATCATCTTCCGGAAGAAGTAGATGACATGCGTTTTGCTATATTTGACAATAGCGATCCCAAAGATCCTGACTATCACTACATACCACTGATCTTTTTAGAAAGCTTCACAGCACCAGCCTTGGTCCTGCGCATAGGTGAACACCGTATCAAGATGCCAGTGGACTGGCAGGTCCTGATCGGCGAACCTGATTTGGGAGATCTGGAGGTGTTGCCGTTGACTGCCATTAATGATCGAGGATTCAAGGTATTCCAGTTCAACCCACTCACGAGTTTCAGACCCAGTTTTTTAGACATTGAAATCATCGATGTGTACCAAGAAGTCACTTGGTATGCGCCCAAGTTAAAAAATGGTCAGATGCTGTGTGTGCCCATCGGCGAAGGAACCAAGCCCGACTGTGTGTACTTTGTCAAAGACATCAGCAGAAACTGTGAAGTGGTCAATTATAACCAGGCCTGGTAATGGACAAACTCAGCATAGCCAATGAAATGACCCAGTTCGATCGCAAGAACCGCGAGTTTTACAACAGCCTTGACGATGAAGAACGTAAAAAGTTTTCAAACTATCTCATGATACGTTGGGGCAGTGCTGTGCAAGGCAGCAGAGAACTGCAAGAGTTCTATGTGATCGCCACCAACGAACGCTTGAATAAAAGATTTTTTGACATCAACCGACATCCTCGACTACAGTGGCTCACGGCTACCACAGTGAGTCCTGGACTAGGTAATCAACGCCATGTCTGGATCGCCCCAAAGAAACGAGAACCTGGAGCCAGCAGCATCAAAAAACAATTGGCCGAGCTGTATCCACATCTACGCGATGACGAACTAGAACTAATGTCACAGATCAATACCAAAAAAGACCTAGACGCTTACTTACGAGACAGTGGGCAAGATGTGAAAAAATGACCTACATCTGTCAGTACTGTCGCAAAAATTTTGCAAGAGAAACCAGTCTTGCAGTACATTCCTGCGAACCTCGTCGCCGTAGACAAGAACGAGACGAAGCAGGTGTGCGTCTGGGCTTCCAAGCATATCTAAAGTTTTATGAACTCACACAAGGATCGGCTCGACTCAAAACTCATGATGATTTTTGTGAAAGTCCTTATTATCGAGCATTTGTGAAGTTTGGCAGGTACTGCGTGGCCGTGCGTGCTGTGAATCCGGCCAGATTTACCGAGTGGTTGCTCAAGAACAATAAAAAAATTGATCGTTGGTGCACCGATAGTGTGTACACTGAATATCTTGTTGATTACCTGCGGGTAGAAAATGTCAATGATGCCTTGGCTCGGGCTATGGAATTTTCTATCAGCTGGAGTGAAGAGACTGGCAATCCAGCCGAAGACTGTCTGCGTTATGGCAATACCAATGCCATGGTCTATGCGGTAACTGCAGGACGTATCAGTCCTTGGATCATTTACAATTGTGAGAGCGGACAAAAGTTTCTCAGCGAACTAGATTCCACACAGATAGCCATGATTTGGTCCTATGTTGACGCTGAAGTCTGGACCAAAAAGTTTGCAGACTATGTGGCCGATCAAGAATATGTCAAAGAAATATTGCAGAAAGCAGGTTGGTAATGAGCGCAGACATTGACATCGACTTGGCCGACCGAGATCAACTACTGAAATTGATACATGCAACTCCAGCACGGCAAATGCATCAGGATCAGGTGCGTCGTCACAATTCCGGAGTCTATGTCACAGACATTCCTTGGGATCCTGTGAACAGTTGTGCGGCCATTGATTATGAAACCGCCGAACAACTGGGTTATTTCAAGATCGATCTGTTGAACATGACTGTGTACAAGTTGATCCGCAACGAGGCTCACTATAAGACTATGTTGGCACAGGAACCGCCCTGGTCACGCTTGTGGACAGATACAGACTGGGCAAGCCAGCTGGTGCACATTGGCAACTACACTGAACTACTGAAGTCAATGCGTCCAGATAGCATACCCAGGATGGCAGCATTTATCAGCATAATCAGGCCAGGCAAGGCACACTTGCAAGGCCAACCCTGGGATCAAGTTTTTGCTTCGGTATGGGATGGTGATGACAGCCAGGGCTTTGTGTTCAAACAAAGCCATGCCATCAGTTATGCTGCCTTGGTAGCCCTACACATGAATTTGTTGCACACAGGGGGCAACGATCTCTAGTGCAAATTTTTTATGCATTTTGTCCGATGGATGGATATCTCCTCTGGGATCTTGCCTGTGTGCATATTCACAAATGGTATCTCGCCGATCGTTGACAAAAAACCAATTAGTGAAGTCAAAGTTTTGCCACACAGCATAATCTCGGCAATGATAACCAATGTTGGGCTCGGAACTAGCTCGTAGAAAGCCGCCGGGCAGTGAACTAGACGACTGATAGCTGGGATGATCTGTTTGCCAATAGTTGATAAAACTGGTAAACAAGAATTTGTAACCGCGGATTTTGAGATATGCCTCCAGCATGACAAAGTATCTTAGACTTTTCAAACAGTGATCCGCGGCGTCAGTTATTTTATACACATTGTCAAATATGGCTCGGGTGATGTTGTGATTCATCCAGCTGCCGGTCTGGCCTCCACTGTTGATCCAATGTCCAATGCCATCAGTTTTACAAACCGAGTACTCACCAAATTTGATATGTTCGTACCACTCCTGGTTCATGGGCAGATCCATACGCCCGGTTCCAGACCACATGACGATGACCAGAGTTTCCTGAGGATCTAAACGGTGTTGTTCCAGATAATTGATGGTGCTGTGGCAGATATAATCATTGCCAGCACCAGATGAAGCCAAGTTGATGTGATTTGGTATGTCCATGTGCTCGGACAAGTATGTGGCCCAGGTCTTGGTTATGCCGGCAGGATGGTCTATATATTCAGTAAAACTACATCCATTGGCCAGGAAATTCTTGATCAATCCAATCTCCTGACCAGGGTGATCGATTTTCTTTTGCTTTTTTTGCGGCTCATTTCGCTGAGGCTGCATACAGGGCCATGTAGGATTTCCAAGTCTTTGTTGGTGAATGTGCGCAGATAAGGACGGAACATGTCCCAATCGCCTTTGAGAAATATGTTTATGGGCACGGTCCTGTTGCTTTCCCACCACCAGGTATTGGCCAGTTCCAAGAACCTGCGCTTGATTTCCAAATCTTGTATGGCACCAAAATCATAGATGGTAGTCACAGCGTCATCTTGATTTTGTATGATGCCCACGTATTCTGTGGTGGCATAAACACACAAGGTTATAAATGGGTATTTTTCTGCCAGTTTTTCAAAAAAATCGTTGGTCATAATAGTGCAGATATTTACCAAACCGTTTTGTGACGCAAATCTAAAACAGCTAAATACTATGTATGTATTCCACCCAGGCCTATATCTATCAGCAGATCACGCGAGTGTTACTCATGGACACAGGCGCTGGGGAAACTTTTATCTATAGGTATGATCCTGTGTACGCTAAACAACTGACCATAAACAAAGGAGTTGACAATGTGCTCTTGTTTGAGTTCATCAATCAAGAAGAAAAACCAGTCAACATCACAGGCAGCACGTTCCTGTTCCGGGTTATCAGCACCGAAGGAGATCAGTTGTTGTTGGAAAAACCCATGGTCACGCTGAATGCCGCCACAGGGCGTGCCAAGGTCACTCTTAGCAGTTCTGAATTATTAGAAGTGCTGGCACAACCAGCCAATTACAGCATACAACGTTCCAGTGGCAATCTGGTAGAAGCAGTGTTTACCAACGCACAGGCCGGTGCCCGTGCTCCAGTGAACATTGTGGACAGTGTTTTACCTCAACATGTGCCCAGTGCGCCCTTGACCATACCTACTATCAAGCTCAGTGCCCAGGCCAGTTTGGATGGCACAGCCTGGGGCAGTTACAGTCCTGGAACCTATTGGTCTGGCAATCCCAACGGCGGCAACTACTGGAACAGTTTTGCCAACACAGAATTTTACAGCAGTTTCATTGAACCGCAAAACTCAGTGACCACGGTGCAAATGACCTTGGTGGGATATACTGGAACGATCAAAGCCCAGGCAGCCGAAAACTATCAAAGCATTTGGTATAACGTCACAGAGTCTACTACCTATTACAACGAAACCCGCACCATTTACATGAACATCGTGGGCTGGTATCCTTTGTTGAGACTGTGTTTCAACAACAGTATTTTTGCTGTACCAACCCAACCCGGTACACCGGCCCTTGCCTATGCAATTACCACCGATGGTGTGGTCACCGGCGTTAATGTAACCAATGGTGGTACTGGGTACTTGGCACCGCCTCAAATCAATTTTATTGGTGATGGTGCCGGAGCCACAGCCCAGGCTGTAATGAGTGAAACTTATCCACCAGGCCATCCGCAAGCAGGAATAGGGTACGGATCTGTGGTTGGCGTCACTGTGACCAATGGCGGCTCGGGGTATTGGTATCTGCCCAATGCAGGTATGGGCGCAGGCGTGTATCCAAATGACCCTAATCAAACCGGTGCTGCAGTCATAATCAGTACAGGTTATGTGGTTGATCTACTGTATAGATAATACCAGAAGTCATTGAAATTTTCCTATAATCATGTTATAATCTACACATGATTGATGTGATCTCTTTTCTTCCAGCTCGTCGTAAGTCTACTGCTTCTGGATGGATCAGTTTTGATGCTCCTTGTTGTGAATACAACAGTGAAAGTCGTGATCGTCGCCAGCGCGGTGGTATCAAAACTGCCGTAGATGGATCATGGTCTTATCACTGTTTCAACTGTGGATTCACGGCCAGTTTCTTGCTGGGTCGCACGCTCACATTCAAGGCTCGTAAATTGTTGTCGTGGATGAATGTGCCACAGGAAGAAATAGAACGCATAAATCTTGAAAGCCTACGGCACAAAAGCATAGAAGGAATCCTGCATGATCGACAACGCACAGTAAATCAGCTGATAGGAATTGAATTTGAAGAAAGAGATTTGCCAGCAGATACCCAACCGTTGACAACAACTGCTCAACAATATCTGATCAATCGTGCCATTGAGTTGGATTATCCATTCCTGTACAAGACCATGCCCAGACCCGGCATAGTGATTCCGTTTACCTATGACAATCAGGTCGTGGGACATACCACTAGATTCCTTGACGATCGCACACCAAAATACATACAAGATGCTCAGCCAGGTTATGTGTTTGGTACAGACCTACAACGCATCAACTGGCAATCGGTCTTGGTCATGGAAGGTGTGTTTGATGCCCTGGCCATCAATGGGGTGGCTGTGTTACATGCTGACATCAACGATGCTCAGGTACGTCTGATACGCAACCTAGGACGTGATGTGATCGTGGTTCCTGATCAAGACGAAGCCGGCATGCGACTAGTGGACCGTGCAGTAGAACTTGGATGGTCGGTGAGCATGCCTGAGTGGCCTGCGGACGTCAAGGACGTCAATGATGCTGTGATTCGTTGGGGCAGATTGGCAACTTTGCTAACTATAATGCAGGCTCGAGAAACCAGTAAAATAAAGATAGAACTAAGGAAGAAATCACTTGTTAAAAGATTACGGACTTGACGTCCAACGCTTGTTCTTAGAAATGATGTTGCAAGACGCAGAAAGTTATGTGCGTGTGCAAAACATTTACAACCCCGAAAACTTTGATAGAAGTTTGAGGCCTGCGGCCGAGTTTATCGCCAGACACAGCGACAATCACAAGACCTTGCCCACTGCAGAACAGATACGAGCTTCAACTGGCGTCGCACTGAATCACATACCAGACTTGAACGAGGGTCACTTTGAGTGGTTCATGGACGAGTTTGAAGGTTTCACCCGGCGCCAAGAGCTGGAACGAGCCATCCTGAAAAGTGCGGACTTGCTGGAAAAAGGTGAGTATGATCCTGTGGAAAAACTGATCAAGGATGCGGTACAGATAAGCCTGACCAAGGACATGGGCACAGACTACTGGGCAGATCCACAGGCACGCATCAACAAATATTTTAACTCGGGTGGGCAAGTGTCAACAGGGTGGCCACAAATGGATCGAATCTTGTATGGTGGATTCAGCAGAGGTGAATTAAACATATTCGCAGGTGGGTCAGGATCTGGCAAGAGCTTGGTCATGATGAACATAGCATTGTCATGGTTGCATGCCGGACTAAGTGGAGTTTATATCAGCCTGGAACTCAGCGAAGAACTGTGTGCGCTGAGAACCGACGCCATGTTGGCCGGTATGAGCACCAAGGAAATACGCAAGGACATAGACCAGGCCACGCTCAAAGTCAAGTTGGTCAGTAAAAAATCTGGGCAGTATAGGATCAAGGCTTTGCCGGCACAAAGCAATATCAATGATATCAGAAGTTATCTCAAAGAAGTGCAGGTGCAGACCGGAATACGTGTGGACTTTGTCATGGTAGACTATTTGGATTTGCTAATGCCTGTGAGTGCCAAGGTCAGCCCCAATGACCTGTTTGTCAAAGACAAGTATGTGAGCGAAGAACTGCGCAATCTGGCCAAAGAACTCAATGTGCTCATGATCACGGCAAGTCAATTGAACAGATCGGCTGTGGAAGAAATTGAATTTGATCATAGCCATATCTCGGGTGGTATCAGCAAGATCAACACAGCCGACAACGTGTTTGGTATCTTTACCAGCAGGGCCATGCGTGAACGTGGCAAGTATCAGATCCAGTGTATGAAATCACGCTCGAGCACGGGTGTAGGTCAAAAGATTGATCTGGATTACAACATTGAAACCATGCGTATTACTGATCCTGGTGAAGAAGCTGGTCCAGTCAATGCTTTCAAAAAACCCGACATTCTTAATTCTATAAGAACACAGAGTCGTGTGACTGAGATCCAGGATCAAGAACCTGCTGAGTCAGGAAAAATCACCGCTGATGTACAAAGTGCCAAACTAAAACAATTATTGGGCAAAATTAAAACCACATGATAGATCATGATTTAGTTGACAGTAATGTGGCACACTGTTTGATGCAATTAGAAAAAAAAAGTACAACAGGCATTGATAGTTTATATCGTATTGATAATTTTTTTACCAGTGCTTTGATAAAAAAATTATTGGATTATGCTGAATCTGCGGTCAGCTGGCAAAAAGTCGAACTGCAAGAAAACAAAAATCGCAAGGCCATACTGTGGGATCCAGACACAGTGTTTGAAGAATGTCACATGATTTTTGATCGACTGTCTGATCATCTCAACCATGAATTCAAAAAAGATTGTCGCATGACCGGCATACAACTTTGGAAAGATCTGCCCGGTTACTACATCAGCTCTCATGTGGACAACAGTCGAGTGGTCTATTCCATGCAGGTATATCTCAGCACAGGGATTGATAGATTGGGTACTTGTTTTTATCACAACGATCTCACAGTCGAGATTCCATATCAAATCAACACCGGCTATGTGACCGATGCCGGACAAACTCTACCGCATGGATTGTCCAACCCAGTGCCCAATGGACATGTGAGATATTCAATCTATGCGGTGTGGGCGTGATGTACAAATTTGAAGATATACGACATGTTCATCTGGAGATATCCAGCTTGTGCAATGCCAGTTGCCCTTGGTGTCCACGAACCTTTTGGGGATATCCCTACAACAGCGGTTATCCTGAAACAAATCTGACCTTGGCCCAGGCACAAAAAATATTTCAGCCAGACTTTTTACGACAGCTAGAAAAAATAAACATCAACGGAAATTTTGGTGATTTGGTCATGAATCCCAACAGCGTAGATATTGTGGAATATTTTTTCAGCATGAACACACACCTAGAAATTGAAATCAGTACCAACGGTGGCGCCAGAGATCAAGATTTTTGGAAACGATTGGCACAGACTCCAACCACGGTGATGTTTTGCCTGGATGGATTGGAAGACACTCATCACCTATACAGACAAAACACTGTATGGAGCACGGTCATGCGCAACGCTCAGACCTTTATACAGGCCGGGGGTCGTGCGGTTTGGAAAATGATTAGATTTGATCACAATCAACATCAGATCGATCAGTGCCGTGCCATGAGTCAGGATCTTGGGTTTGTTGATTTTAAGTTGATCGACGAAGGGCGTGACACTGCGCCGGTGTTTGATCGTGACGGAAATTTGTCACATGTGTTGGGAAACTATGACAAAGAAACAGATTTTAAAACCTTGTTCTTCAAAAAGAAAAACGACACAGTCTTGCTGGAAGACATCATTCGAGATCGAACTCCTGCACAAGCAGTTGATTGCAAGGTCAAAAAATCACGTTCGGTGTATATTGCTGCCAATGGAGATGTAAGTCCCTGTTGTTGGACTGGCCTGTATCCTCGCACCTACGGTCACGGACAGTATCACCAAGCGGCCAATGCGCAACTGGTTCCGCTGATGACCCAAAACAATGCGTTAGAACACTCATTACAAGAGTGTATCAAGTGGTTTGGATTGATAGAAGATTCTTGGGCTTGCGGCAACTATCAACAAGGGCGCCTGGTAATTTGTGATGACATCTGCGGTGTCATTGACTGAGCAATTTTCCAATGCCCACGGGTTTTCTGGCCACTGGATCCAGCGCCACATGAATGATTTTGGTCGGTTGTAAATCCAATGCCCGACACAGATCCATGTGCGATTGACCATGGCAATTCCAAACATAATCGCGCTCGAGATTGTTGATAAAATAAGCTCCCACTGATGTCATCACGGTGTTGGTGTCATGATAGTAGTCATTGAAAATAGTCACAGAATCCATGCTTTTTTGTCGGCTCCAACGCAGACCTACCCGACTCCACTGCAGACCGTATTTGCTCATGCTCATGGCAAAACTCTTGATCGCTGGATGTGAAAGATCCAGTTGGATATCACGAGCCGTGATCACCCAGGCCAGATCGATGTGTATGTCAATGTTACGTTGTTCGGCGATCTGTAGCACACGCGGCCATTCGGGCCTTAGATCACAGAACTGCCAGTGCGGCATGGTTATCAACATGGGTTTGTTGGGTTCAAGATCATCAACCTCTACACCGTGTTTGCCCATGAGTGTGTAATAGGCATATTCGTTTTTGAGTATCTGGAATCCATTCCAGCCATGTTTGAGCACGAATGACTCAATGTAATGAGTGTTGCCCATGGTCACATCCACACATGGAAAATGATTCCAACCTTGGATGTTGTTGATTGGCGAGTGTTGAAACCATTGGCTGGCCAAGGGAACAAATTCTCTGTAATTGACTTCTTTTTGTGCGCCAGAGAACCACGACTCTCGCAACTGTGCCATACGAGCATCCAGTACGGGATAGAATTTTTCAGTTATTAGATTACGTGACCAAATCATGTTATCGAAATTGATTTATGACAAACTGATAGAATGGACTAGTAAATTCAAAACGCCATGTACCATTGTGAGAAAGCCAGGTTTCACCAATCACCTGTGTCTCTAGCGTGATGCCCTGATCTTGTTGTTGTTTGCGCCATAGTTCAGGATAATCTGGTTCGTACCAACTGCGATGCCAGATCAAATTTTGTATGTTGATGTCGTCAATGATCACACGATCGATCGTGACATATTGGTCCAAACGACTGCCATCCTCCAGCAAGCGGCACTGATCAGGATTTTTGTTTGATCTTTGCAACGCGATACAGTGCGGCCTGTCGAATTCCAACTCGTGCCAAAATTCCACGCTTGATTTTTTGGTTGTGATTGGACCAGACCATGCCGCATGATCATCAATTTGTATTTGCACACACGGTGGCAAATCCCAAAACTCCGCAGAAAAATCAAATTGAAATTTTATACGTTCTTTCATGTTACCACTCGGTGATTTCATACAAGCCATTGGTACCACGGTTGGGCCAATAATCATCGCAGGCTCCCACACGGTGTATGTCTGAGGTCATGCAGTGTATTCCGGCATCCCAAAAAAGTCTAGATTGGAATTCCACCAGGTGCGGAGTTATGCCCAGATTTTCAAAATGACGGAATGCTTGTTCGTCGTAGGCTCCACAGATCACATTGTGTTCATCTACCACTAACATATTTACTTCAAACACAGTTTCGCCTGGATTGCCCAACCATGTTTCGGCAATACGGAATATGTCTGCGTTGAAGTGCCCGTGATCTATTCCGGGCAACCACCATTTTTGATGAGTCTGCAATCTGCGTGTGTTTTTGTATGTGGTGTCGGGCAAATGAAACACGTTCCAACCTGGAAAACTTTGCTCGTACACAGTTCTATAGTGCGAAGTAAAAATTTGTCCGGGTCGTAAAGGACAAAATACTCCATCGTTGTGATCGCCGGTGGTACTGACATGCACTCTGTAGTCAGTTGCCAGTTGTTGAGCCACCTGCAAAGCCGCAGATTTGGCCATGGGGATCTTGGAATCGTAGTCAATCAATAGATCTCGCCCAGCACGCACCACACTGGCAAAACAGACCCAGGCCCAGGGATCTGTGCCAGAACGATCAACAACATGTATGTTTTGATTGTTTTCGCGATAATCGTTGATACGATGTTGATATGGATCCACACCCGATGAATACTGTGGAATTATGTACAAGGTATCTGACAAGGTCAGCGCAAAGTCGCAGGGACTTATAGGAGGCTTCAACAGATTGTCGTGTTCATCCAGATAATCATCCACACGATCAAATCTGGGCCGGATCACAGTGATACCAAGATCCTGGATCACACGGCTGAGATTGTCAAAATCGCGCTGGGTAATTTCGGTGATTTTACAGAAAAGATCGTGCAATCTAGGGCCCAGATGCTGATAAAAATGTTGGGGATAAGCACCACCAATCCAGACTTCTTTGAGGGGTTGAAATTGGCTGTGGCTTGAAACAATAGCGTTCATAGAGTGGGTATTTAATTGCAAAATCCCGTTGCTGGTTAATAATCCACGGCCACATATATAAACTTTTATAGACAACCTGCAATAAATAATAAAAAGGTCCTGGCCAATATGCAGAAAAAAACAAGAAGTCTATTAGAAGAACTAGATGCCATGTACATTGAGCGCGATCAGCGTCATGTCATAGAAACCCGCGCCAGCAACGTGATAGCCAGTGCTATACGCCTGCTGGAACAGATTGATGAAGCCTATTCAGAAGAGCAAGCAGAGAATTTGAAACGCAAGTTGCTCAATGCTATCAATCAGCGTGACCCGGGCAAATTTACCCGCACAGTGAGGAAAACCGATGCAAATTCATGAAATAACACAAAAAAAACAATTAGACGAAGGTCTAGCATCCAGTCTGGGCGGCG